CTAAGAATGACCACAGTTAATTCACTGCAGTTGATCGATGGGATTTTGGGTGCCCTGTCCCAGGGTGGCCTGGGAGGAGGGGGGGACTCTTTTAGAGCTTCTCCGGTCCTTGCGACTCAGCTAGCTGAGTATGCGGGACTTTTTGGAGTTCAAGTGTCCCCTGGGGAGTGGAAGAGTAGAAGGACCCGTTTTCGGAATCATTCCTATGACGGTGCTACCTTCAGGATACTCTCCTCCCCGGAGTCCTGGAAATCTGCTCTCTATTTCGCTCGGTCCTACATCGAGGTCCTTGCGGATAGTTGGCATGATTTCTTCCGGATTCCTGTTGAGGATCAAAGTGTCTTCTTCACGGTTGCGTTATCTTGGCCTCCGGACAAGTTTGTGAAATACGCTAAGTACGTCACGGCTTATCCAATGGCCAAGTTTCTCAACAATGATGTGCCCATCAGACCAGAAGGATTCCTAGGAAACCCCTTGTTCTGTGGGAAGGTCAAACGGTTCCTCAAATCGCGGTTGGTCAGTAAGTCAGATCGGAATGCTCGCCTCTTCTTTGGCATCCTACAAGGTGTCAAACGAGGTTGTGCCCCTGTGTCCCCCGAATTCGTTCGTGAGGCCATGGTGAAGCACCGGGCGCAGTTAACTGCTGCACCTAGGGGTGAAGAGCCTGATCTTGACTTCCACGTCCGTTACCGGGAGGTATTTGAAGGGTTTAAGTTCCCGAAGGAGAGGCTCTTCGAGCCCTCGACTTCGGCCTCTTTCCAATCAAAACGCTCCTCGGGTGGATCCCGGGAGTTCATCCGGCAACAACAGACTGAGGGTCTCGTGCGTATGTACGAGTACCGTCCAGGTGAAGTTAGAGAGGTCCATGGCAAGACCGTACCATCTTTCGATGATGCTGTCGCCATGGCTGAGGAGGGGTCACAATCTGTGATGGTCTCCGCAGTCCTCGAGCCTCTGAAGGTTCGACTGATAACCAAGGGCGATTCTTATCGCTATTGGATCAGTCGTTTCTACCAGAAGGCTCTTTGGAAGCATCTCCAAACTTTCCCTCAGTTTGTCGTCACTGGACGAAAACTCGGGATAACTGACCTGTACGATCTCATTGATCGTGAACGGGCCTTGGGTCTTGATTTTCCAGATTGGGTAAGCGGTGACTATTCAGCCGCCACAGACTCTCTGGATATTCGACACACAAAGCTCGCTTTCGAGAGCTCCCTAACATCAGGTCTGCTGGGAGTTCACTATCCCCGGGTACTGAATGTCCTTCGCTCAGTTCTTTATGAGCAAAAGATCCATTACCCACCAAAGTTTGACCTAGAGCCGGCCGATCAATCGACTGGTCAGCTCATGGGTTCAACTTTGAGTTTCCCTATCCTCTGTGTCGTGAACCTGGTCGCCTACTGGCGTGCCTTGGACCGATACAGAAGAGGGAGGGGGTTAGTTCGTGAGATCTTACCGCGTGAGCTCCCCGTGCTCGTCAATGGTGATGATATTCTATTTCGCACCGACGGGGAGTTGTATGACCTGTGGTTGGAGGAGGTGTCAAGTGTCGGTTTTGAGCTTTCCCTGGGAAAGAACTACGTGCACAAGAGGTATCTGACTATGAATAGTCAGCTCTACTCCTATGTGCCCGGAAACTTGTCCCACTTGGGATGTCTTAACGCCGGACTCTTGACGGGCCAATCTAAGATCACAGGACGTGCTAACGCTCGACACGCTCCGATCTGGGATTATTACAACGAGGTGGTGCATAACGCAGTGAACCCTTTTAGGGCTCATCAGCGTTTTATGCATTACCACCGCGCTGAGATAATGGCGCTCACTGGCCGGGGACAGTACAATCTGTTCCTCCCATTCGAACGTGGAGGCCTTGGCTTCCTTCCTATCCCAGGTTGGATGCCCAAGGTCACGTCCTTCCAGAGGAGATTCGCAGAATTTCTTGAGCGAAAGTTCCTCAGTGATCCGATGTGTATGCCCAAGATAGCTCTGGTTTCTGGCAAGAATCAGAGCCGTCTTGTCCTCTATCACCAACCACGCATCACTGTTGGGGCCAAGACGGGCCCGCAACCGCAAGACTGTCTTCCTTTCTACGAGAGGGAGGTTAGTCTCCCCCCACTTGCATTGGCAGGTGAAGATCCGGAGCGAGCGGAATTGCGAGTGCGTTTGCCACGCCCTCGAACGATCCGCGAGTTCCGAACCGGAACCTTCAAGCGAATGGGTGGGGAGGTTATGTCCTTCCCGTGGATGCCCTACGAAGTCTCATTGAGACGTTTCCCTGGTGAGGATCAGGAGGTTTATTTACACCGCCTGGGCCATTGTAGCTTTGAAAGAGCCACAATCGGCTGGTATGACTCCTTGGTTTGGCAGGTTCAGGGCCATTCAATAGATTGTTCCTGTTGGACCTGTCGAACCTTGGAGCTCTACCGTCTTCACCACTGAGACCGAGGGGGTCGGTTCGTAATTGCCCAAAGCGGTTTACTTCCGCGCTAAGTTGTTAGGCCTACAGACCATGTACTGCTAACATAAATGCCAACAGACTACACGGGTTATATGGTCGAACCGATGTATAGTCGTTCTCTTGTTCGAGGAGAATCCCCTACAATGAACAACAAAGGAAAACAGAAGAAGAAGACCCAAAAGGGTCGTGGAAACGTGGTGTCCTTTCCTGTATCCTCAGGAACAGCAAGGACAGGGATCAAGGCGGAACGTGGCTCCGACACTTTTGTTCAGAGTGTCAGTGGCTCGGTGAATTTTGACGCTACCTCCTATGCAATCAACCCCGGTAATGAAAGGAACCTGGCGCTCTCGAAAGAGGCTCAGAAGTACGATCAATACCGTTTTCGTAGGTTGACTTTCCGCTTCGTGCGGTCGCGGGCTGTTACTACAACCCCTGGCATGGTAGGTCTAGCGTTGGATCCAAACCCGAACTCGGCAACTCCGGTGGAGTTGACCCGCTTCAACGCGTATGAAATACGGCAGATGAAGTCTGTGTATTCCGAGCTTTCGCTCGACATACCAACAGAAGTTCTGGGTAGTTGGAAGTTCGTCCGAGACGGGATGCGTGGGACGGATCTCAGTCTTTATGACATCGGTAGGCTGGTCGTGGCGACTCAAGATGAAGACAATACTCATAAGATTGGCTTTATCGAGGTTCACTACGCCGTGGAGTTTAGGTACTTCCACCTTGAGCCTAGTACGCCGATTCCCCATCATCTATATATGGCTCACCTCACTGCGTCAGAGACTCTGACGAATGCGGTACCACAAATAGTTGATTGGGATGAGATCTATCCCGATGGCTTGAACATGTATGACGTAGGAGGAAACCTGACCCCTAAGAAAGGTCAGTACCTTGTTACGTGCCACATGCTCTTCGCCGATAACACATCCGAGACCTTTGCTACTCTCCTCTATTTTGAGAAGAATAACGCCGCCTTGACTCCACCGGCTTCGTCGAATGTGTTGACTCCAGGTTGTGGACCCAACATACGGCATGCTCATTTCCTGATGGCCTATATCCATTTCAATGGTACAGACACCTTCAGGGTAATGGTGCAAGCCAACGGTAACGCCGGTGCCTTGACCTTGCCTGTGAACGCAGGCAAACTATGTTTCCAGGCCCTTACGTGATCTGTTTTGGGACTCAAGTAGGAAGGGGGAAGGTTAACGGTGGTGGGCTCTATGGTGCTTCACCATGGAGAGGTGTAAGCGGTGTCCTCGTCAGTCCAAATTAGGACCAACCGGCTATACTGGGTCGAAAGCCTCAGTGCCATTGGTTGGAACTAAAGTGTCCATCTGTGAGACTGGGTCGAAAGCCTCAGTGTCACCGTTGGAGACCTGACTGGATGGCCGGCCAGGCCGATCCCCGAAACCTTCCTGCTTGATGACAGATCAGATCCTCAACATGCCCTCTCCCTATCTCATCGGACGCGCGGCCCCTAGGGGTCGTGTCGTGGCCCGATTTCGATCGGGGTCTCTCTAGCTAGCACAGCGCTATGCTGGATCCTGCC